TATCATCCGAATGGCGGCTCAGGTGGCGGGGCGGCAGCGAATCCTTTTGCAAAGGAGACATTTAATCTGACCAAACAGGGTGAACTTTTGAAATCTAACCCCGAGCAGGCTCGTGCAATGGCAGCCGCCGCAGGGGTAACAATTTAAGGAGGTAACTATCTATGGCAATTACAAAGATTGCAGATGTGATCGTACCTGAGTTGTTTAACCGGTACGTGATCAACAGAACAATGGAGTTATCCGCATTCTTCCAGAGTGGAATTGTGGTAAATTCTCCTGAATTTGATACGCTGGCGAGTGAGGCTGCGCGTACACACAACATGCCGTTCTTTGAGGACTTGCAGGGTGAGTCTGAGGCGATTCTGGAAGATGTGAAGATGACTGCAAAGAAGATCGGCTCAAACAAGGATGTATCTACCACGATCTACAGACAGAATATGTGGGGAGCGACGAACCTGTCCGCAGCGCTGGCAGGAGCTGATCCGATGAAAGCGATCGGTGATCTGGTAGCCGGTTACTGGGCACGTGATATGCAGAAAGAGCTGATCTCGATTCTGGCTGGTGTGTTCGGTACGACAGCCGCAGGAGCGGAGGGAACGCCAGCAGCAGAGACCAGAATGGCAGATCATATCCTGGATCTTACGACTGGAAAATCGGAGGCTGCAAAACTGATCTGCGCGTCTGCATTTATCGATGCGTGTCAGAAGCTCGGAGATGCCCAGGCACAGCTCACTGGTGTGGCGATGCACTCTGCTACAAAGTCTTATCTGAAAAAGCAGAACCTGATCCAGACAGAGCGCGATTCTACAGATGTAGAATTTGACACCTATCAGGGCAGACGTGTAACTGTGGATGATGGATGTCCGGTAGCCGGTGACGTATATACAACGTATCTGTTTGGAAATGGTGCGATTGCATACGGCAATGGATCTCCGACTGGATTTGTAGCTACTGAAGTAGATCGCGACAAGCAGACTGGTGGCGGTATTGATTATCTGATCAACCGCAAGGCGTTTATTTTACATCCACGCGGAATCGCTTATACCGGAGCCAAACGTGAGCATGTAGAGACACCGCTTCGGACAGAGCTTGCGATGGCAGAGAACTGGAAGCCGGTATATGAGCCGAAGCAGCTCCGAATTGTTGCGATCAAGCACAAGATTGGTTAGCCTATGGAACTGGCAAAATTAAAGGCACTGCTTGGGATTGAGGACGGTTCCGAGGATGTGATCCTTGAATTTGTCATTGCAGATGTGGAGGAAACCATCAAAAACTATTGCCATGTGGAAGAGATGCCTGGTGGACTGGTAAATACCGGGTATCGCATGGCGATAGACCTGTACCGGAATGAGAATATCGGCAGTTGCACCAGTGCAACTGGATCTGTATCTTCTATTACAGAGGGTGATACTTCTGTCTCATTCCGGCAGTATGTGGATGACCATTTTAAGGACACTGTGCTGAAAAACTATCAGTCCTCATTGAATCGATATCGGAAGGTGGCATGGAGATGATTGCGGATGCTATAAAACAGGCGCGCGCGATGGCAAGAAAGGCACAGGCGGCTACCTATGACGGTACATGTACTGTGACGGAGTATCAGAGAGTCAAAGATCCGAGGACAAAGATCACGTCAGAAAAAGAAGTGGTGGTTTTGACGGATGAGCCGTGCCGCCTGTCGTATTCGAGTGTGAGCGCGGTGGATCAGGGTGAGACGGTGGCGAGGACTGCGCAGGTTACAAAGCTGTTTCTATCACCGGATGTCCAGATCAATGCGGGATCTGTGATAGAGGTCACACAGTCCGGTGTGACGCAAAAATATGAATGCAGTGGTGTTCCGGCAGTGTATGCCACACATCAGGAGATCGTATTGAAATTATCAGAGAGGTATGCGTAATGGCAAGGATGGGAAGCGTGGATCTGTCAGAACTGAAAAAATTTCAGCAGAATTTGGAAAAGATGGCAGACGAGGCGAAAATCAATCAGTTCTGTGAGGAATGCGCGAAGGAACTGGCGGCGCGGCTGCTACGCGCAGTAATTAAAAAGACTCCGGTGGGAGATTATTCTGGGGACGCGTATGTATGTAAATCGGATGCGCGGCGCATGCATAGTGGAAATAGTGTCAAAGGCAAACAAGGTGGTACGTTACGAAGAGGATGGACTGCAAACAAGGGCAGTGGTGCTGAGGGGTTAAAGACGCATGGAGCATCGCAGTTTGTCGATACCCTAAAGGTACATCATTTTGGCAACACATATGTGATTGAGATTATAAATTCAATCGAATATGCTTCCTACGTGGAGTTTGGACATAGAAAACGAAATCATCAGTGGGAACCTGGACATTTTATGATGACCATCTCAGAAAATGAGATCCGCCAGATCGCACCGCGGTTGCTGGAGAAGAAACTGGAGAAGTTTTTGGAGGGGGTGTTTCGTGAATAAGGAGTTGATGATTGGAATATCCGTGGCGCTTGATCGTGCATTTGGCGGCAGGTATGAAATATATACGGAAGAGAACAAGCAGGACTTAAAAATGCCCTGTTTTTTTATTTCATTGGTGCAGCCGACAAAGACGGATTTTCCATCTAACCGTTACTATATGGACAATCTGTTTTGTATTCAGTATATTCCGGAATCAGAGACCGGATCGAACGGTGAGTGTGTTTCCACCGGTGAGCAGATGTTGTGGGTACTGGAAGAAGTGACACCGGATGGGGAGGATCTGCCGGTGCGTGGATCGAACATGCATTATGAGATCATAGACGGTGTGTTGAACTTTTTCGTGAACTACAATTATTTCGTTCGTAAGGTGGTAGATACAGCGCCCACGATGGAGACGATGGCAACGAGATCACATGTGAAAGGATAGGCAGCGATGGGAGCAACAAAGACAGTAAAAGAGACTTTTACCAGAGAACAGCTGGCAGAGTCAAATCGGTATAAGAACAGGCGCGATCTGTTGTACGCACTGCTGGAAGATGACAGGGCTTATACGATCGCAGAGGTAGATAAAAAGATCAGTGATTATCTTGGAAAGAAGGTGGAGTGATGGCTTTAGGTGGAGGAACGTGGACAACGCAGAATAAGAAACTGCCCGGCACATATATCAACTATGTGAGCGCAGGGATTGCGTCGCAGGCATTATCAGATCGCGGCATTGCGACGGTGCCGGTCGAGCTTGATTGGGGACCCGATGAGGTGTTTCAGGTCACGACAGAGGACATGCAGAAAAACGCATTGCAGTTATTCGGATATTCCTATACAGATGACAGGTTAAAGGGACTGCGGGATCTGTTCGCGGGTGGTACGGTAATGATATCAAGATTCAGATCACGAAGGATGTAGATGATCCGGAGTCCTGGAATGTGAACACTTATCTCGGTACGAATCGCGTTGATGTACAGAACGTAAAAGCGGCAGTAGAGTTGAAACCGAATGATTTTGTGTCGTTTAAGACGGAGACAATGGAACTGGGAGCAGTGGCCGGGGTAGCACTTTCCGGTGGTACAAACGGTACTGTGGACGGAGAGGCGCATGCCAGATATCTGTCAAAGATGACTTCCTATGGATTCAATACAATGGGTGCAGTGGTCACAGATGAGACGACCAAGAAGCTGTATGTAGCTTATCAGAAGCGGATGAGGGACGAGGTCGGCAAGAAGTTCCAGTTAGTGTTGTACAAATCAGAAGCAGACCATTTCGGGGTCATTTCTGTGTACAATAAGGCATTGGATGCAGACTGTTCGGAGGCATCTATGGTGTACTGGGTCACCGGAGTAGAATGTGCATGTGCGGTCAATCGATCGTGTGAAGGACAGGTATATGATGGTGAGTTTACGCCGGAGATCCCGGATGATGGCCTGGAAGATCTGATTGACAAGGGTCAGCTCGTGTTACATAGAAACGATGGCAGCATTGAAATTTTGAGCGATATCAACACGCATGTGACGTTCACAGAGGAGTGTAATGAGAGCTTCTGTGATAATCAGACGGTTCGTGTGATCGACCAGCTCGGAAATGACGATGCACTGCTGTTCAACAGCAGATTCC